TGCAACACCAGCAGAACCATAAGCTGTATAACTCGTTGTATTAACATTGTTACCATCAACATCTTGCAGTTCAAAAGTATTTGTTGTTTTGTTTGCAACTTTAAAAGTTTTTCCATTTAATTCGGTCATTCCAACAACGGAGGAAATGATGATGTGGTCGCCATTGGAATAACCATGGGAGGTAGCGGTTATAACACCAGGATTAGCTTGTGTTGCACCGCTGATGGTTTTATTACTTTCGGTAATAATACCATTATCTTTAAAAAAACGAATATACTGATTACCAAACTCCATAATGTAAGTTTGTGTAGTCGAAAACTCAAAAGGTATTAATCGTGTTTGTGCAGAACTCGTTTTTACTTCATGAATAAATTTTGTTCCTGGTCGTCTTGTTGCTGCACCATGTGGATGCACAACCATATTTTCTAAAGTTTTACATCCGTTAAAATATTTGCCTAAATCAGTTCTACCATCTAACCTAGGAGATAACTCTCCAGCAGTAAAATTGGTAAAGGCAATAGTTGACCTTGCCATTAATACCTCGAATTAATAAATGTACTTGCGTCTAAATTGTCAGCAGTTCCTTCCGAAGCATCAACATGACGAGCTTCTCTTAATTTATCTCGATAAAGTTCATTCATTTGTGTTGCTAAAGAAGTTGATGAAGTTACTGCATAACATAATTCTGCTGCTAATCTTGCAGCTATAGTTTCTTGTAATAGTGTATCGTATTCGTTTACATCTGTAATTTTTGAAATGTATATTAAGTGCATGGTACTTTCATCTGATAGAATTTTTCTACCTTCTACTTTAAATGCAGTACCATTATCTAAATCAGAAGAAGATCCATCGTGATGACCTCCTACTTTTAAAACTCGTAAGCAATCAGCTGGTAAAGTATATTGATAAGTATATTCGTGTGAAGGTGTGTCAGTATCAGCTGCTAGTTCAACTCTTTTAATTAAACAGTTCCAGGCATGACTACGAAACACAGCATCACGCACTGGTTCATATCGTTGGTTTAACAACCTTGCGTTTTTACTATCTTCTGTAATATCTGTAATGTTGTTTGCTCCCAGCATATTTAGTGCCGAGTTACATATTTCTACTTTTGATGCCATTTACTTTTTCTTTTTTGGAAATCCAGCTTTCATATTTGCATATGATTTTGGACTTATTGTTGATTTAGATTTTGGTCTTGATGTACCAGCTTTTTTTCTTGCATTAATATTTGCGTATAATCCTTTTTTTGCCATAATTTCTCCTTGAAAAAAAAGGGGGAATATATCCCCCTTCATTAGTTATTGAGTCCAATAAACCCAAGCATAGATAGTACCACTGATAGTTGCACCACCAGTAGTAATAACGATGTCAGTTTGTGAGCTTACTTTGTAACCTACACCAGTTACAGCAGTTGTTGCTGCTCCAGTAGAGCTACCACCTAACATTGATTGAGTTTGTCCAGCAACATTCCATGTGCCTACGATTCCTAAATATCTATCATCATCGCCAGAATCGCCAACTTTTAAAGTTGAAGATCCACCAAGAGCATCAGCTTTGATAACTACATCATGTATAGTTGCTCCAGCTGGTATTCTTGCGATTGTGATGTCAGAACCACTTGCAAGGGAAGCTGCTTCGTATGTATCGTGCCATACCATCATAGGAGAATTGTTGCCGCCATCAGCATTTACTGCTGGTACAGCATCAAGATTAGTAATAGCACTTGATTTAACACTAGCCATATCTTATCCCTCCTACTCGTTACAAGGAATCTGAACAACTTTTTCTTCTTCCATTCTAGTTGCACCAATTGACATACAATAATAAACTTGTGTGCTGTAAGATTTATCAGCTCTTTCGTCTATTCTTGCAGTTACATCCTTGCCAATAGCAAGTTTGATAGCATCTTTTGTGAAAGCAAAAACTAATCTGTCGTCAGTATTACTTGCATCGAAGCTTAATCTGTTTGACATAATAAATTTAAAACCTAGGTAAGAGTCAATTTGACCTTGTGCTAGAGCTTTAACAGTATTGAAATCAGAAGATTTAACTTCAGTTGTGTTGAGCAAATCACTTATTTGAGTTGCTCCGCATACAATATATCTTGGTATGCTCGGATCTACATCAGCTAAATCCATTTTCTTCTTTGCATCAAGAAGTTTAGCAACAGTTAAACCATCAGATTGATTTGAAGTCGCAAACTTTTGAGTGCTTGGAAGTGCAACAGAAGTGCCGCCAGTTTCTCCAGTATAGGCTGTGCCGCCTAAAGCTGTGATGATAACATCATCCATAGCTCTACCCATCGCAGCTGCTGCTGCTTTAGCATAAGAGCTAGTTGGATCAATTAACATTCTTACTTTATCCGCATCATCAATTAGATCTGCCCACTCATAATCAGCCAAGCTAACTCGTCTGCGTGAGTGCGGAGTATCAATTTGCGGAGTCGAAGAATGTCTGGATGTACGCACTTGTGCAGTAACACTGCCAACTTGATCGAAGTACGCATTTTTTCCAGTGATTGACTCAACATCTACAGCTTCACGCAAACGGCTACCCATTTGTTGTGAAAGCATTTGCACATTAGAACCATACTGCTGTACAAAAGCTGTAGTAATTTGATTAGACATAATGTCCTCCTTATTCAAATTATGGTTAAAATGTTCGAGAATTATCTACTAATGTAGGTTCGTCTGCATTTTACAACTGTTAGTTGATCTTCTATTCAGATTGTCAAACAGGATGCTTACGCACTACCCCATTGAAACTTTTGCATTAAAGAGATCTGTCATTTCCTTGACAGCTGCTTCGTGTCCAGGATGTTCTTTGTTATGATAAGGATGTGTTTTATCAAACATAATCTTATCAATTTCTCTTTGTGCTTCTTGTGGTGTTATAGCACTGGTATTTTCTTGTCCAGCACTAATATTATCTTCACTAAATTTTTCAGACATATTTGCAAGTGCCTTAATAAATCCAGGATGATTACCCACTGGTGTTCCGTCTTGTAATTTTAGTTCAGCTAAATCATTTGCAAAAAAAGTTTTAAATACATTATTAGCTGCATTAACTTTTTTATCATAAGCTAAACCAAATTCTTGCCTTAATTCAGTTTCGTTTTGGCTACGAGCTAGGGCAGAATTTTTTTCTGCTTCTTCTCTCGCACCAGTTTCTAGTTGACTATAATAATCTAAAATGCCCTGGGCTTGTTTTGGTAATAATCCAAGTCCATGTGCATGATTTAAAAAATTTTTTACTGGTTGAGGATCTGCACCTTCTGCTAAATTATAATTAACTCCATAATCATCAGCTGATTTTGGTAATCCTAATTTAGTAAAAGTTTCTTTCCAATCTTCATCTGTAAAATTATTATTTGGCACTGCCATTTTATCTTGCCCAACCATTCGTTGTGCATGAATAAAACTTTTTGCCAATTGACCAGCATCACTAAAATTTTTTAATGATGGTTCGTTTTGCAATTCTTCTGGTAATGTACTTACAAAAGATTGTGGTTGTTCTGTAGTTGGTTCAGATTGCACCGCTTCTGGTGCAGTTGTCTGTTCTTCACTCATTTTTTCTCCGTATTAGGCTTTAACATTCCCTTAATGTATAATGTTACAGCTCTCATTCCTTCCAAATATGCAGCTCTACTTGAATTAGTATCAAAGGTAGAAGAATGAATACCAGTTCTTAATTCAAGATCTGTTAAAACTTCTTTACCTTCTTTCGTACTAAAAGCTATTTGATAGCTTCTTCGTAATTCTTTTAAGATTATTTCTGGTTGTTTATCCTTGTTCTCCACTGTTTATCTCCCTTAATAGCGGAGCTGCTTTACCACCAGCTTCTGCCATTTGGGATGCCTGGTCGAGTTCAGCTTGTTCAGCCGCAGCTGCCGCTTGTTCTTCTCTAATCGCAGCAACTTCTTGATCAGATCGTAATACTTTTCGTGGTACTCCTAATACATCAGTTATATGTTTAACTAATTTATCAGAATCTAGGTAATCCATCACTGGCAACATTTGAGCTAGTGGTGTGATAATTTCTAAAGATCTTAAAATAGCTTGTACATCCCCAGTGCGTTGCGATCTGGCAAGTGGAGATACATATTCAATGTCAATTGTTCTGCCTTGCAAACTTACTGGGGGTGTTGGTAATAAGCCTTTACGCAGCATAATATTAAAAGATCTATTGATTAAAGGTTGTAGCATTTCTGCTTGTAATCTTCCTAAAACTGGAGCTAGTAATCGCATCTTTTCTTCGTTTCTTTGCATTACTTCTGTTGCTGTCATTCGTGCATCTTGCGACATAAGTAATTGATCTACAAAATATGCTTGTCTTATAGCTTGTCGTCTTTGTTCTTCTAAATTTATTCCTACTGGAGTGTTAGCTCCTATTTGTAAAGGTTCTATTCTATCTCTCGTACCGCTTCTGTAATAGTTTAAACCACCTGGTTGTGTTCTTACAGGCAAGATAAAACTATCATCTGGTACAAGTAATGGAGGATCTACCATTTTTTGTGCCGCTTTAATTGTTGTTTCAGACATTTTGTTAATCATTTTTATGTCTGCAAGTGCGGTCATACTTGGCGATCTACCATATATTTCTGATGATGATTTTAACCATCTAGGCACAACAAAAGGAAATTCGTTGAAACCAGATAAAGTTATAATTTTTTGATCTTCATGGTCATAATAGATTGATGCAAAAGGCATCGAAGTATTTTCTAACTTGTATGGGTTTTGATTATCGTTTGGTTTTACACAATGATGTAATGTAATTTCATCGTATGGTTTTTTTTCTGCAATCTCTAATATTCTTTTTGATAATTTTTCTCCAAATCGTTGATATGCAGCTCTCGCTGTCATTTTAAACTCTCGGTGGACAGTATCGACCACTCCTTTATCATTTTCTGCTACATATATTTCTTTAATGTGTCTTGTTGAAAATCGTAAAAACTTTTCTTCATCTTCTTCAATCATCATCGCAGAAGTTCCAAAAGTAACTAGATCTGTATAAAGTTCATGTATTTCTTGTTGAAAATTTGACCTATCAAGAGCAATATACATTGTCGTAGTGCAACTCTCTAACCACTCCCTACTTTCTTCATCCATGGACAGATTTTCGTCTTTAAAACGCATACTGAACCATGGTGTAGCTGCGTTAGTTAACATTCCATGTAAAGATGATGATAATAATTCAGCTGCATGGAGTGCAGTTCCATCATAAATAAATTCAGTTCGTTTATCTCCAGATGATCTTGATTTATTAACATCAGCTCTACGAGGTAAAACATAATCAGCTATTTCTTGCCAATGACTTTCCCAA